GGGCTCTTGGCGGTCGTATAGCCGTCAGACTGCGTAATAAAGAAGTGTTCCGTACCTTCCGCAGATGCCAGGAGAACGATTGAAAAACATCCCTCAACCGTGAGCTGATTGTCGAGCATCTTGCCTACGGTCTTGGCCTTGATCTTCCCGGTATTGGAATCCGTCTCGGAATGATGCAAGAAGTAAACAATTACATCGTCCGGAAGCTGATGATTTATGTAGTGAATGAGATTACGGAAGTGTACGGCTATGTCTGTGAACTTTCCGTACCCCGCATCCTTTGCCTTGTCGAACATTTCGTTTACTAACAGATATTGCGAATCGTCAATAATATACTTTTTGAGCTGAACATCGCCCTTAAAGCAATTCATGATCGTTTCGTAAGTAGCGTTCTTGGCTACCTTAAATTCCTTGCGGAACGGAAGCCTTGACTTTTCAACGGCGAAGATCCCGACCTCTTCCGTGTCAAAATTCTTGATTGAGAATGTCTTACCGCTTCCGCTCTCTCCTAAAACTAAAACTGGAAGTCCCATAGTTTATCTCCTCTCTTATTTAATATTCAGATGTCTTCCGCGTTCCTCAAGGTGCGCAAAGTTGATTTCCTTACCTTCCTCGATGGCTGTCCTGATAAGATCGTTGTCCGGTTCATACTTAATCTTCATGTAGTTATCAGGGACCGTACTGTCGAGAACTAACGGCTGCTTACCGCCATTCTTGGCAATCTTGAGCGTATACTCGCCCGCTTTGATTTCGGTAAGCTGCGCCGCATCCATAGCATCAAGAAGGGCATTTTTCATTTTTGCTATGTGATTCTTGCGAGCTTCCTTCTTTGCCTTAAATGCTTCGATAACCTTGTCGCACTCGTCCGCTTCCATGTCGAGCTGTTTGATTACATGGACATAGCCCGCTGACTTGCCCGCGAGATCCGTCTTAAGGTCGTCAAGTGCATTATTGAACGCTTCTTCACATTCAGGATCGTCGTTCTGGACAGCAAGCTCATATAAACGGAAGAACTCGCCTTTGATGTCAAACAATGTCATGCTCATTCTTCTTCGCCCCCTTCCTCTACCGAAGCGAAGGGAAGCTCTACAAACTCAAGCTCGATCTCAACGGAAACGTCCTTATCTTCCTTATCCCAGTAGTGAGTCTTTGCGAGCTCCGCAAACTGAAACGCTTCCTCTTTGTTGTCGAATACGAAATGATGATATGATACTGAAACTTTATACTGTAACATGGTTTTCTCCTCTCTTATCTGCGTGATACACACCAGAACGCACCTTTTGAACGCTCTACGGTGTAAGTTATGGTTGACTTGTCTTCTGAATCAATGTCCGCACTCGACACCTTCAGCTTTAAAGGGCTGAATTTCATGTCTGCCGCCGCCTGTTTGAGTGCTTCCTTACTGGATGTTTCCTTTTTGTCGAAGATGTAATACACCTTCCGGTTACTTGCGTATGCTTTAATCATTTTGTTTGCTCCTCTCTGATTACGTTACTGAAATAGTGATCTCCCCACTGAAAAGCGGGAGTGCCTATGTTGTGATAGTTCCCAGTTCTGAACCACATAATATCCGGTGCGATTTCACGGTAGTTCCTCGCAAGTCCTACGGCTTCGTAACATTCCGCAGTTATACTCCCGTAATAGGGATAGGAATACTGATTCGGAGCGTTCACGACTTCCTCAACAGTCAGACCGTAATAATCGCAGCGGTTAAGAACTGTGAGAATGACGAACGCTTTACCGAGTAAGTCCTGATTGCCGGCTTCGCTCATGGCGACTGCTGCCAAAATGTCGTCATCCGTTAAGTGAATCACGGGTTCCGGATCGGGTTCGGGTTCCGCTTCCTTCTCCTCGACTTCGATAACCTTCGGAATCGGTTCGCCCTTGAGTCCTTCCATTTCTCCGAAATACTCAGGAATACTTATCATCAGATACCCGAGCCAGAAGAAACCGATCAGCAGAAGCGTTATGATTACCGCAATAGGTACAAAATATTGTGGTCCCCTTCTTCCGTCATACATATTGTTGTTGTCATTACTGGGAAATTTTGATATAATTGATTTGGACATTAAACACCTTCTTTCTGAAGATAAAAAACAACAAAAGAAATACTCCATTCTTTAAGACTCCTGCGGTGCGCCAACATCAGGGAGTCTTTTCTTCTGTCTTGTAGAATCCGAGTAGTTCGCCGTCTTCGATAACCGCTGTATATCCGTGCTGATACGCTTCGCATACATCAACAGGGCTGCAATCCTCAAGCGGTTTGTGCGGTTCTAATGGATATTCTGTAATCATTTTTGACATTTCCTGTTCCCCTTTCTTATAAGATTTCTGCGAGAGTCACTCCGAAATACTCGCAAGCCTTCAGAGCATCTCTCAAGCTCCATTCGATTTTTCCGTTAAGCCGATAACTCAATGTGCTTCGGTTCACATCCAGGTAAGCGGCGAGCCCTTCTTGAGTTTCGTTCCGTCTCCGAAGTTCTCCTCGGACAAAATCGTTAAAGTGCCGGAGCATCGTTCCGATCGTGTCGCTGGACGGTCTCATTCGTCTATTCCTTTAAGAAAATAATCAAGAGGAAGCTCAAGTGCTTTGCAAATCTTGTAATACTCGATAACATCGACTTTTCTTTCTCTTGTGCAGATGTCGGATATGACCGAATAGGCAATTCCGGTCTTCTCCGCAAGGAATGACTGTTTGATTCCTTTTTCTTTTAAATATTCTTTGATTCGTGCGCCTACCATGTTTTCTCCCTTCTCTACGATTTTTTCGTAGTGTGTGATTAAAAAATATATGCCTTCCGGCATTTGAACTACGATTATTTCGTAGCTCATGAGCTTAATATACTACGATATTTTCGTAGTGTCAACAACTTTTTTCGTTAAAAAACTACATTTTTTTCGTAGATGTCCGAAATATATGTTACAATGAGGAAAACAAGGAAAGTGAGGTGCTTAATATGAACGTGGATTTTGAAGTTAGAAACAATGTTATGAATGCCCTGATTGAGTGCCGGAAAGAAAAAGGACTCTCGCAGAGAGAGCTGGCGCAGAAAATAGATTCAAAAGAAACTACCGTTGCTTCGTGGGAACAAGGGAAGTCGCTCCCTTCAATAGATATGCTTTACAAATTATCGAAGTTCTACGGGAAATCAATCGGCTATATGTACGGAGAAGGGAAGTGATAATATGAACATAACACTCTTACCTTCCGGCTCCTACCGCATCCGGGAGACAGTAAAAGGGAAAACATACTCCGTGACGGTAGATCATAAGCCAAAAGACCGAGAAGCGCACCTTCTTCTTGCGGAGAAAATGAAGGAAGTTCGCGTATCTCCGTCTATGCCACTTAAAACCGCTTGCAGGGCTTACATTGAGTCTAAATCGAATGTTTTATCGCCTTCATCAATTCGGGGCTATATGGGGCAAATTAGAGCTATATCAGAGAAGTTATCAAACACACCAATAAACATGATAACAACGGCAATGTTGCAAACAGAAGTAAACGAGTTCTCCCTTAAGCACTCCCCGAAGACTGTCTCCAATCAGTACGGCTTCATTGTGTCCGTTCTGAAGTTCTACGGCATCGCTCCTGGAAAAGTAACCTTACCGCAAAAGGAAAAAAAGACACCATATATTCCAACCGAAGAAGAAGTACACAAGATTTTCGCATACGTCAAAGACTCCCCGTATGAGATCCCGATTCTTCTCTCTGCTATGAGTCTACGGAGATCCGAGATCCTTGCCCTTACGATTGACGATCTGACGGAAGACAACCGACTTATCATCAATAAGGCAAAAGTCCAAAATGAAAACAAAGAATGGGTTATTAAGCCCACAAAGACGACTGACTCCACTCGGAGCATAGTTATCCCCGATTACATTGCAAGCAAGATCCGGCAGCAAGGGTATGTCTTTAATGGCTTTCCGGGACAAATCTATAAAAACCTCATAGATGCTCAAAATGCTCTCGGAATACCGCACTTCTCGCTCCACAAGATGCGGCACTTCTTCGCCAGCTATATGCACAAACTCGGATATTCTGACAAACAGATTCAAGAAGCCGGTGGCTGGAAGACCACTCAAATTCTCGATACAGTCTACAAGCACGCAATGGATCTCGAGGAAGCAAAGCGGAGTATGTCAACAAACATTGAGGGGCTTTTATAACCCCCAAAGATTTGTCACGTGACAAAAAATATTGTAAATTGCCCTTAATTTTGTGAATTTAATTGAAAAAAAACCGATAAAAAAAACACCCCGCAGTATTGATAACTACGGGGTTTGTTGATAATTCAATGTTTTTTAACTTTTAACCGATAACAAGTCCGATTCCCGTCATCAGCTTTCTATAAACCCGATATTTCGGGCTTTTTTTATTTTTTGCCTTGTCACGTGACAAAAAATTATTTTTCGTTCTTCTTGTTTTTCTGATAACCTATGCTGCTTATTCCCAGGATCGCCGACAGGAAAGCATTCACAGCAACGATTGAAGCAGTTATTTCATTCCCGTAAGGGAGTCCCCATATCCGGAAGATCGTCTGCACAAGAATAGCAAGTGCCGGAAGGAATAACATCGCCACCCAACGGAGTACATCGTAGAGCTTATTGGGAAGTGTAATAAACATTATAGTATACCTCTCTTTCTTTTTCAAACTGCGGGTTTATGGTTTGGTAAATGGATCAAGTCGTCCTTCCTGGCATCAAGTACCGCGTTCGGACCAACTAAAGCGTGATAAGCGTTGTACTGGTTTATCCAGTCATCAAGATATATCGGTTCAATGTAACCTTGCGCCATGTATTCGTCATACTGTTTCAGGAGCTGCGATCTCATTTGAGCCTTTTGTGCCTTCTGGAGTATTTCAATGTCTTTGATTGTTTTTGTGACCATGTGAATAACTCCG